ACCCGACCCATATTGTAGTTTATCTGATATATTTGGAGCGCTTCTTCCAGCCGTATTATATTCATGTATGCCTTTGCATATATGGCTTATAATATTTTCAATAAATAGAATCAATTCTTCTTTGGTAAATCTTTCTAATTTTTTAGTCATTTTGGTATACCCTTGGCTTTGATAACACCACCAAGTATCTCTTCAAATTCATTCTTGTAGATATCATTTAAGCGATTGATTTTCATCTTATCAAAGATTCGTTGTTTAATATCGGGACGATCTTTAAGTTCCAGTTCCAGCTTTTTAGTTTGTTCGGCAGTAATAAACTCTTCAGCCCCATCATTATCAGTAGGTTCTTTTGAAGGATTAATACCCAATAATGCCATCGTGGCGTAACGCTTGGCATACGTCAAAGCACTTCCATAGGATGTAGACTTATTGTCGGTGGGTTTTAATACAATCACCGACTGCATCCATTGGCCACTAGAATGACCCAGGATCGACACAAGTACTTCTTTCTTGGTGTCGGTATCCTCCCAGGGCTGATGCGTTAAATCTAGGCCATATTTAGTGAGTATGGGTTGAACCAAGCTCATCATATGGTCCATATCGGCAAAATCCCCATAGTTAGCACGTCGATTAGGGTGAATGCTAGGATATTCTGCCTTGGCCTTACTCAGAGCTATTACGAGGTCTTTGATATCCTCTGATCTGAATTGCATGATTGTTCCTTCTTGCCTTTTTGTATGAGGTATATACCGACGAAAAACATGACCATACATATTATTATGCCAACTTGGTGCCAAAAGAATTTGTTTTTCATTATTTTCCATATTTACAGTTACAGTCTTTGAGATTTTCAGTTTCATCACTATATACATCGTCGTCATTATAGTCACAATGAAATTCATGACAGAATCCCACGTAATCATGACGATGATCTTTGCATTTACTATGAGGCCCATCGTTGGTACGACCACCACAACAAATACAATACGGACCAGGGTTTATTTTCATGGTTTATCTTCGCTTTAACAATGAAGTATTATTACTTATATATGATAGTATGATTATATGAATAAGTCAAGATCTAATAGATTAAAGAATCAGACGCCTCAAGAAGAGAAAAAGTGTTAAAAAAGGAGAACTAAATTATACATTTCTTTTTCTCTTCTTGATTAATCTTTAAATGTCAGGTATAAATTACCTTTTAAATCACTTGTTGTGATTTACCAGTAACATTTTACTACTCAAGCCATCGGGAATTGCGCTCACAACGGCTCTTTCATTAATGTTACCGGACCTTTGAAATTTTCATTCTGTAAATTGTTAGTCTCTCTTCCCGGATCGGCAACAACTTTCAGAATTCACGAGGGATACAAATCCCAATCAACACAAGGAGCACAGATTAATACACTAATCTCCCAAAGTCAACAAAACATTCTCGAACTAACCCCCCAAGAGATACTCAATCTATTCCATAACGATCTATCATCTGTATGTCGCCATGCATTTATTCTATTGCATGATATGTTTAATAAGTATGCATGGCGTCTATCTCCTTACGCCGTGTGTCCAAGTCAATCTTATATAGCCCAGAAGCTAGGCATCTCTAGAGAGTGGGCTAACAAGATTTTACATCGCTTACAAACTATGGGACTTATTGTCATTATAAACCGGGGAGTAAAGAAGACCTGTGCTTATATCCCAAGTCCTTGGCTTAATGCTAAGGCAGCTAGTATTATAAATAGAGTTCACACAATTAAGGATAGATATATATATTTACTTTCTGGTATATCTAGAGAGGGGGAAAACGATCAAAAACCTGGGTGGTTTAGAAACGTAGCCGGAAAGATATCTGATTTTTTCCAAAAAAAGGGGATAATAAACCCAAGATGGGTCAGCTCAAGTCCACCAACGGACCAAGAAAGGAAGCAAGCAGGCGATAGCATGCGAAGCTTCCTGGAGCAGATTAAGAGCAAATACCTGAGAAAATGAAGGAGAACCATGAGAAGGATAGGAAACGTAGATGAGATCTTTGACAATCCCGATAACCAACCTCAATACAACAAAAAAGCCCTCCAAAGGAACGCCCCCCGTTCCGCAGCCCCCCCGACCTGGAAGACCCACCTCCCCGTCTATACGGGACCCTGTGGGCACAACCACACCACCCTCGATCAAGATGTCTGCAATATGTTCACATATCCACTCAACCATTGTAAATTTCATGAAAACACAAAGGGCTGCCGATATTATTGTAGGAGGTTTAACGAGGAGCCATCAAAATAGACCTAGAATCTACGAAAAGGAAAGGAATGGCATGACAGGAATACTCCCCGAAGATCGTGCAGTGTTGGTCAAAATTAATAGATATGTGGTGATGGGGGACCCGGTGCCCTTGGCTCGAGCCCGCATCGGTAACAAGGGACGCACGATGTGGGATTCCCAGAAGCAAGTAAAGTTTGGATGGGGATTGCAACTCCAGACCCAGCATGAGGGTAGACCTCTTTTTATGGGACCCCTCCACGTCGAGATAGATTTTTATATCACGCCCCCTCAAGCGGGAAAAAAGTTAATAGGCAAGTATCACAATATACGTCCGGATCTAGACAATCTAATTAAATTTGTATTAGATGTAGCTAATAAGATTTTATATGCCGATGACAATTGCATAGCTTCTATCTCTTGTAGAAAAAAATACGATTCATCTCCCCGTACTGAGATTGTCATCACTCAATTAAAGGAAAAAGGATGAATGGATTTCAATTTCTTACGCTTGTTAATAGCGTTATGATCGTTATATATTTTATTTTTTTTTATAATATCTATTCACTCTTTGAACAAGTCCGAAAACATTTTAATGATCACATAATGGGCAAAGATGAAGAAAAAAAATAAGACCCCTGAACAAGTAGCCATGACTATAAAACGGGACACTATTTTCTGTCAGCCGAAAGTTAAAGACACTAATCCAATTGAGATACAACAATCTCTTCAAGATAACACTCCTGAAAAAACTGTCACAAAATATCGGACTCGTTATAGGGATGGCAAAACAGGCCTTATGAAAGATGTTACTAATCATAGTTTTCTTGCAATGGCCCAAAAGATACGTGCATGGGCAGATAGTTCTCACACTAACATACGATTCAATTCTTTTTGCAGGGATGAGGGTATTCCTAAACAAACATTGTATGATCTTGCTAAAGAATCTCCCGAGATACGAGATGCCATAGATTATGCCCTTCTTGCCATTGCAGATAATCGAGAAATGGGAGCTGTATTTATAGAACGGGGCATGAGAGAGAAATCATGCCTTTTTCAGATACAACGCTATGATCCGGAGATACGTAAAGAAATGGAATGGGAATCTAAGCTTAGAGATAAACAAGAAGCACAACCAACAACGATTAATGTGCATCTTGAAGACTTTGGGGATGATGACCGAGTGCCAGCAAAGAAAGCGATAAAGGGATGACCTTGATGATACAACTCGACTTTTCATTACTGCTTGTAGCGATTGTATTACATCTAGGTTTTAAGGAACTATGTAAGGCGATTAAGAAATAACCGTTAAAGGAGAAAGTATGAAAGTAAAAAAGGTTAAAGAAGAAACCGTAGAGAATAAAAGATCCTATCAAGATGCTATCGTTGAGCTTTTAGGCGATATAAGCGAATATCTTCGCAATACGAATGAATCCATGGAAGTCATCCGTGAGAAGATTTGCCAATTAGAAGAGATAGAAACTTGCAAGTCCAAGTGCGGTCAATATGCCAACTATAATGTGCATGATGAGCGTCGTCGGCATCATGGATCCTGCCGACAAGGAGATACGGTTAAAAATGAATGGTGAACTTGATTCAGCCTCGATTGTATTATTGTCTATTTTAGGAATTACGGCCGTATTCATAGTTATTTTTATTGTATTGTTTCTGTGGGAAATCTTTGATTTTTTTAGGAAGTGATGAATATCATAACCATCGTATTTATTCTTGTGGCGTCTTTTGTTTCTTTTGTCTTTTTATGGAAAATTAGTGAGTAATGGATGCTTCAACCGACATCATCTTGCGACGCTTTCAGCCCCGGGATTATCAAAAGCCCATTATTGCTGCCATTGAGAAAAAAGGCTACAAGCGGGTTTTAGTGGTCCTTCCAAGACGTGCTGGCAAAGACATTGTAGCCCTTAATATCCTTTTACGTGCTGCGTTAATGAAACCGGGGGTTTATTACTATGTATTCCCCACCTATGCACAAGCCCGCAAGATTATATGGAAATCACTTACTTCAGATGGCCAACGCTTTTTGGATTACATTCCCAGAGAACTTATAGATAATATTAACTCTCAAGAAATGTGTATAATCTTGAAGAATAAGTCGATTATTCAACTTTTAGGATCGGATAACTATGATTCTCTCGTGGGAACGAACCCTTCTGCTATTGTTTATTCTGAGTATGCTATTCAAGATCCTAATGCTCATCAATTCTTATCGCCAGCTTTAAAATATAACCAAGGATGGGCGCTCTTTATATCTACCCCTCGCGGCAAGTCGCATATGTATGAGCTATGGAACATAGCCAAAGCCAATCCGGGAATATGGTTTCCCTATTTATTGACTGTGGAAGAAACTAAGCACATAGATATCGAAGAAATAGAGCGTGAAATAGCCAGCGGGGAAATATCCCGTGATCTTGCCTTACAGGAATACTGGTGTTCCTTTGATCGTGGAGTGGAAGGAAGCTACTATGCCAAATATCTTGATAGAATGCGCACGGATGGACGTATTGGTATGGTTCCTTATGAGTCGTCTTTTAAGGTGCACACCGCTTGGGATATAGGCAATGACTGTACATGTATTATCTTCTTTCAGACCGTAGGACAAATCGTACGCATTATAGATTATTATGAAAACTCCGGTTCGGGTAATGGCCTGGAGCACTATGCCAAGATAGTGCTCTCTAAAGATTATATTTATGGACGGCATATATTCCCTCACGATATGGCGGTTACGGAATGGGGCGGCGTGCGTCAAACCCGATTGGAAAAAGCTCGGCAATTAGGCCTTAATGGAGTAATCTGCGATAAAAAAGATATAGACGATGGTATTGAAGCGGTGCGATCTGCGTTTGCTAAGATCTACATAGATGAAGTCAAATGCGCCAAGCTTATTAAAGCCTTAGAGAACTACCGACAAGAATATGATCCAAAGAAGAATACGTATAAGGGTTATCCCTTGCATGACCAATTTAGTCACGCAGCCGACGCGATGCGCTATCTTGCCATATCATTGCCTAAGACTCGTGAAGGTACATCGCCAGAAGAATTGGAACGACGCTTCCAGGAAGCTCGTGGTGGATCTAATATGAACATGCCTGCTATCTTTAGAGATGATTTACCCCCTTATTAAGGATATAGTATGCTACCTAAAGTCTTATTACTTACAGGATGTATAATTCTAGGGCCTAATAAAGGCGACTATGTAGATCTCAATGTTATTCCTGCCAACTCTCGCAATGTTTTTGATATTAGCTCGTGGGCACATCATTATGCAGTTCTTGCAAATATGTCATCTCGTAAACCCCTTAAAATGATGGTTATGATTGTAAATCCGGACATTCCCAAAAGAAAGGCTTCTTCAGGTACAAAAATATTGCCGATTATACAAGAAAATGTCGATATGGAGCCGTTACTAACCAAAGATGAACATATGTCCGAGGATTTACCAACGAGTCGTTGACTTATATGTTTATATGAGTTATCATAAGTATGTTAAATGTAACTTATAACTATACGAGGGGTAACTTATGTACAAGTATCTACTTTTATCTATTCTTTTAAGCACGTCGGCTCTTAATGCTATGGAAGTAGTGGCCGCCGAGAAACTCAACCAAGCGATCCGCGAAGATTCACCCGAAAAGATCACCGGTGTTATGACCTATATAGCTTCGGTTCCTACTATGGTTAAGTCGATCGTGAAAGATAGCACGTCCGCCATTAAAAATAGCTTATCTAACCTTATTGAAAAAGGCTTTGGCAACAAATCTCCTTTAATGTGGGCTACGCTTCTTAAGAAACCAGAAGCAGTTAAAACTATGATAGAAAGTGGCTCAAGTTTTGAGCAATACGACAAAGATGGTAATAAGATAGCGATGGATTTCCTGTCCTTTCCGGTCAAGATGTCCTCTTCCAAGGTGGCTTTAGTAATCGCCCAAAGCGATGCAGATATTAAACCCTACGTAAATGATTATGTTCGTATGGCTATTGATCATTCTATTAATCGTCCTGAAGAACGTGAATACGCACATAATATAATTAAAACCATCATTTCTAAATACGCTTTTGATATTAATGAAGCATGGGATATGGGGCCTAATTTCTTGGGACAGATTCATAATGCAAGCTGCTGTCCGATTACTTTTAAGTTTTTAATAGCCCATGGAGCTAATCCTAACCATCTGATCAATCCAAACCTTACTCCTTTAATGCAAGCTATTATTCATTGTAATGATGAAGTTCCAGCTAATGTCGACCATGTTAGAGATCTTATCAACGTTGGTTCAGATGTTAACTTTAAAGCGGGTGAAAATACGCCCTTAAAGGTTGCCATAGCGAAGGGTAAGTATAAACTAGTCGAACTGTTATTGGATAATGGAGCAAATTTTTAACTCTATCTAGGAAATACATGAAAGTACGTGTTACGCACAATTTAGATGAAGAAGTTGAAGGAATCGTTACTGAGATCTACATCAAAAGACTCAAGGCTAGAAGGAAAGTTACACGTTCTGATATAGTGGCTGAAGCACTTATGTTATTATGGGAGAAAGAAAAACCTAAAACTTCCAAATAAGGAGAAACCATGTCCCTGGTTATTTCATTAGCGTTAGATTTAGTTTTATCCTTTACAGCTCCTCATTGTATAGAACTATCAAAGGATATGACGTTAACAGGCTCTCTAGAAGATATGACGGTGACTCCTACCTCCGTACTTTTTAATGGAATTCCTGTTAAGGAGTTGACGCTAGAATCTACCCTATTTGAAGAATAAACTTGCGCTGCTCGTTTCCTGGTCTTAGACTATTCTTTAAAGGACATTCTAAGAAAGGAAATTGTCATGCCATTATTCCCCCAGCTAGGTGCTCAGTATTACGATGAAAAAGATCGAGGCGTAATATCTCGCATGGAGCAGTTTTATGGCCAAGCCCTGGGCATAAATATGTCTTTTTGGGGGGAAGCGGACCTGGATACCCAGTTTCATGCGGGTAACCAGACTTTATGGAACAATTACTACGGCAATCTTTCCGTAGGCCAGCGACGACAATTTAACTTTAATCATATACGACGCGTTGTTAATATGATCTCAGGGCATCAACGCCGTAACCGTAAATCAACCATCGTTACACCTATAGAGAACGCCGATAATATGACAGCGGATCAGTTCTCTAAAGTAATGATGTGGATAAATCAGCAAGAAGGCGTTCTTGAAACTATTTCTGAATCGTTTGAAGGCGCCTTAGTTACTGGTATGAACTTTCTGCAGGTCTGGCTGGATTATCGAACCGATCCTGTTTCAGGTAATATCAAAGTCGACAACTGCTCTTATAACTCTTTTGTGGTCGACCCTTATTTCCGTAAGACAGACTTATCTGACTGTAATGGAATTTGGAAGCGTTCTTATCTAACCAAAACGGAATGCGTCTCGTTATTCCCCAATAATGCCGATGAGATACTTAACTTACCGGGTTCCAATCATCGCGATGGCAAGTTTCAATTTATGCCTGAGAACTACAACTGGGATCAGCAAACTATGCTGACCTATGATCAGTTCTACTACAGAGATTATAGAACTCAAAAGATGATTATCGACTCAGTTACAGGTGAGTCTACCGAATGGCGCGGCTCCAAAGAGGATCTAGCCAAGTTTTTAACTATTTGGCCTCAGGTAACCGTAGTTGAATCGCAAGTTCCAACGGTCAAACAAGCCTTGCTAGTTCAAGGAAAGGTTTTTTATGACGGCCCTCATATATTGGGTATTGATAGTTATCCGTTTGTGCCTGTCCTAGCTTATTACGCGCCACAAATGCCCTATCTTCCTTGGAGAATTCAAGGAGTAGTACGTGGCCTACGCGATTCACAATATCTATATAATCGCCGTAAAGTTATTGAGCTGGATATGCTCGAATCACAAATCACATCTGGTTGGATTTACAAAGAAAATGCTTTGGTAAATCCTAAAGATGTCTTCCTTTCAGGACAAGGTCGTGGACTGGCGCTTAAAGATGAAGCCCAGATGACCGACGTCCAGCAAATACAATCACCTAGAATAGACCCTTCCCTTATTGCTCTTTCAGAATCCCTAGGGAAGGAATTTCAAGAAATATCAGGAGTTAGCGAAGAGTTACTGGGTTCAGCTGTTGACGATAAGGCCGGTATTTTAAGCATGCTACGCCAGAGTGCTGGCCTTACTACACTTCAAGGACTTTTCGATCAACTGGATCGATCCCAGAAGCTTCTAGGCAAGATGATGATAGATATTATTCAAGCAAATTTTATGCCTGGTAAGATAAAACGTATCTTAGAAGGCGAAGAACCGACGGCCCAATTTTATAATAAAGCTTTTGGGAAATATGACGCTGCGGTGGAAGAAGGTCTTAATACAACCACTCAAAAGCAAATGCAATTTGCCCAGCTCTTACAACTTCGTGAAGTCGGGGTTCCTATACCTGATGATACTCTTCTTGAAGCATGTACAGTTCAAGATAAGAAAAAGCTTCTGGAATCTATCGAAAAATCCAAACAACAACAAATGCAAATGCAGCAGCAACAGATGGAAGGCGCATTGCAAGAACAAGCGGCTCGTACCAACTTGGCTAATGCTCGCGCAACCGCGGATCAAGGCCTTGGTATCGAACGTTTAAGCCGTGTACAAGAGAATAATGCATTGGCCCAAGAACGCAGAGCCGCAGCAGTTAAAGATCAAGAAACAGGATTCCTGAGCTTGGTTAAAGCGGTTAAAGAACTAGAACATATGGATTTGGCTGAACTGGAAAAGTTATTATCTCTTTCAAATAATCTTAATGAAGTTTCTCAACAGAATCCTGAGCAAGCAGCCAGGGAGATACAATGATAAAATTTATGATACCTGTTTTTTGCTTATCTTTAATCTTTGGGTGTAGTCCTAAAGTGGTGAAGGATGCAGAAGCGGTTGTGGAAGATAGTGTAGTACTGGCAGAAGACGTTGCCAAAGATGAAGCGAATGCTTAGTTAGAGGAATTTTAATAACCTTGCAGGGTAGGTGCATAATTTGCACATACTGTCTGTAGTAACTAATCCCCCGTCGCTAAAGCTATGGGGGACAAAAAGAAAGGGCATAATATGCCAAGACATTATAAATCTCATAGAGCCCATGATGAAGATGGTACCTACGATCAAATGGCTCATTCTCAAAGCCGAAGCGATGAAAGAGCTGGTGGTAATGTCCACGGTTCTTACCATGGCTATGCTGTTGGTGAAGGTCATGATAGTCATGAAGGTATGATGAATGAATCTCGTACTGAAATGTCTAACTGTCCTCGTGAAGTAATTATGAAGCCATACCCACGTATTCATGGTTATCTTCCAGAAGAGTTGGATGATAGTATTGCCGGCGCTGATCGTCAGATGGACGGTGATAATGCTCAAAAGATGCGCGCACTTAAGCCACGTAAGGCTTAATCATGCCTGCTATGGTTCGTTCTAACAAGAAAGCTGAAAAGATAGCTCATAAGATTTTGGGCATTCCAGTAAACTTGCAGGAAAAACCAACACGTGATAAAAAGAAAATAGAAGATAAGATCCAAGGTGAGATTATTTCTCGCGATCGATAATATTTTCATTCTCTCCGGGGGAGGCTCCTTCTAAAAAAATCCCTCCCCCTCTTTTAAAGGAAACGAGATGCCTAAAAAAAAGGTGGCCCATAAAGCCAAAAAAGTTCACAAGGCCGCTAAAAAAAGTGGTAAAGTAGAAAAAGTTATGCACGAGTTTAAAACCGGCAAACTTCACAGTGGATCTAAAAAAGGTCCTGTGGTATCTAACAAGAAACAAGCTGTCGCTATAGCACTTTCTGAAGCAAGAAAAGCTGGCGCAAAAATACCAAAGAAAAAGGGTAAATAATGAAAATTTTCCATAAAGATGGTGATAAATCGGGCGGAAAAAATAAACCTCCTAAAAGATAACGAAAAACGACACTCAGAGGGGCGCTAAATCATAAGACCGGCGCCTCTCATAATATAAAAGGAGAGTTATAAAAAAGTGATATCCATTTTGATTTTATTATCTATGATGATCAAAAAATGGTGCTTAAAAAGAAGAATAAATGATGGTATTGGAAGAAAAAAAACACATAACTGTCGGTCAGGCAGCTTATGATCTGCTGAAAAAAGATGAGAAACCTGTTAAGGTTCAAGAACTTCAAACTTCCATGCAAGAAGATTATATGAAGAATCTTATGGCTTGTGTGGATCGCTACTATCCCAAATATCCTGGCGATTTTTATGTTGTTGTTATAACTAAAAAAGAACGGTTAATGGAAAATGTTTTACGTAACTACTTTTATGGACGACAATCCTGCCCAACCCCAGACTATGATCAGTCCGTCTTTAGATATAATAGAAACAAAGGTGCCATTGAGTATTTATGGACGATTCCTTCAAAGGATGCCTGCCTATTATATTTACAAAATCCCAAAGCAGTTCCGTCCGAAGAACATTCCTTATTGGAATTTGTAATTAAGTTTGAAAACGGAACCTTATATAAGCTAGCTAAAAAATTTAATGGAGAAGCCCCTGATTCTCCTCTTTTAGTAAACTAACTTAATGCATCTAGTAAAAAGGAAATGAATGATAGACGATAAAGACACTATCCCGGAAATTCAACCAAATAATGAACCAAACAACCCCGAAATTCAACCAACTGTTGACCAAAACAACCCCCAAACTCAGCCATCCCAACCTGTTGAAGAAACTCGCCAAGCCAAAAACTTTCGTACTATAAAAGAAAAAGCCGAACGAGCTGAACGCGAACGCGATGAACTGGCCAGACGCATTCAAGAAATGGAAGCCTCCCGCCAGCAACCAGCTCCTGAAAATGAACTGGGCATTGATAATGATAGCTATGTTGAAGGCAAACACATCAAGCCTATTCACCAGGAAGTTCGTAAGCTACAAGAACAACTTAAGCAATACCAACAACAAAGCTCGCTGGCTGCCGCAGAGATTAAGCTTAAGGCAACCTATCCTGACTTTGATTCCGTTGTATCCAAAGAGAATATCGAACTTCTTAATGATCTGGATCCTGAGATGGCAGAGACAATTAAGTCTTCCAGCGCTGGAATCTATAGTAAAGCCGTAGCTGCTTATAAAGCGATTAAGAATGCGGGTATCGTAACGGAAAAGAACTATGACGCTGAAAAGAGAAAGATCCAAGAAAATGCAGCCAAACCACGCTCATTGGCTAGTATAAATCCTCAATCGGGAGATAGTCCTCTTTCTAAAGCGCATGCTTTTACGGATACTATTACAGAAGAAGAAAAGAAGTCCTTGTATAAAGAGATGCTAGAATCACGTAAAAGAGTTGGATAACATGCTAATTCTGGTTATTTTATGCTTGTTTCTTTTTTTATTAATATCCATTTTAATATGTAGAGATAATAAATATTGTACCCAGATGCTTTTTATAGGTTACTTAATCTTGATTAGTATTTTTCTGGGGCTTGCTTATATGTATCCTCCCACTCGACTGATGGATAGTACACTCCATACCATCAGAATTGTTATTTCTCCCAACGGAAGTATAAGTACTTTGGAAGAAGAGGAAAGTATTGAGGCCCAAGATCGTGATGCTGAGCGACTGGATAAAATCGAAATAGATGAGATGTTTGATCCAGATGCTAAGTCTATAACTTCCAAAGTCTAAAATCTGATTCTTCAACCGTTCTCGAGGCTACCGGCGTTGGACTCCCCTTCTTCTATTTATCGCCGGTAGCCTTTTCCCTTGCATATCCCTATCATCGTTGCTTATACTATCCCTAGGCGTAATCACGAGCTTTCGCCTAGCTCTCGCGGCGTATAATGGGTAATCGCCACACCCAGGACGTATAATCGGGCCATCGTCCAGTCCTTGGCAAAAGTCGTAAAGCCTTGCCAGCTTGAAGTATGTTCTTATATTTCAAGGAGAAACTCGTGGCAATAACAACAACCTCTACGCTGCCACCAGCGGTCCAACAGAGCTTCAGTAGGAAGCTACTTTCTGTTCCAGTACCTAATTTTATTCACAAGATTCCAGCTATGCATAAGTTGATGCCTCGCAATGGGGGTACTACTTTGCGTATGCGTCGTTATAATCCTTTGGCTAGTGCCCTTGTTCCTTTGGGCAATACCGGAGTAACGCCTCCTGCACAAAATCTGACTTCGGTAGATATCGATGCCAAGATCAGTTTTTATGGAACTTATGTATTGATTAATGAACAAGTTGTTCTCCAAAACCAAGAAGACGTTTTGAATGAAGCATCTATTCGTCTTGGTGTATCTCTTCGTCAAACCGAAGATGAACTAACTCGTAACATGCTCGCTGCGACGGCATCCTTTATTAATGCCACCGGCGGAGTTAATGGTGATAATCCAACTGAAATTACAGTTTCAGACGTTGATACCATTGTTCAAACTCTTTTGAGCAACAATGCATATACCATCACATCTGCCATTGAAGGTGCTGATAAATTCGGCTCTGCTCCCGTTCGTAATGCGTACTTCGCACTAGCCAGTACCGATCTGACCAAAGCATTGAATAACACTCAAACCTTCATTCATAATTCGCAATATCCATCTCCTATGACGGTATTGCCATCTGAATGGGGCGCGATTGGTAACCTTCGCTTTTTGGTATCTTCTATCGGTAGCTTTGCATTGGCTGCATCTAACCTGGGCAGAACCGTTTACAATACTTTCTGTGTAGGTATGGAAGCATATGCTTGTATAGAACAAGATGGCCATAGCGCAACGTTCCTTTATCGTCCAGCAATGTACGATGGCCCGTTGGCTCAAAACGTTTCTGTAGGGTATAAGTTTGCAGAAGTTCCACGAATTACTAATGATTTGTGGGTACTTAACTTGCGTTCAACATTACCCTAACTAAGGAGGCATAATCATGTCAGATAATACAATCATAAGTCAGGGTTTTTTTACATCGACGGGTGCAAGTAAGACCTTGATTCTTAGATCAGATGTTGATTGGGTCAGTACGATTAACATGACACAATCTGCTGCGGGTAATATCAATACTAACGTGCAGGGATATTGGCAACGTGGTATGGCTATCAATGATGGTCTTTCTACGTGGCACGCTGGCGCAACTCAGGCATTGAGTTCTAATACTTTTGCTACTGCCGCAGTTCCTGGTTTCACGTTGGTGGATTCAACGCTTAATGCACCTTTGGCTCCTGTTGCAACAACCGCTCTTACACTTCCGGGTGGTAACGTTGTTCGAGTACTAACAGGTACAACGACCGGTCTTGCAGCTGGTTCGGTTATTCGTCTTAATAACATTGCTGGCGCTGCTCAATGGGGTGGTGTTGATTTTGTTATTAACGCGGTTAACGCTGGTGTTAGCTTTGATATTAACCTTGCTAACAATGGTGGTACAGCTCCTAATAACAGTATTGCCGTAGCTGCTGCTGGTTTCTATCAGATAGTCCCATTCGATTCTATTTTCTATCCACGTCGTCGTGTTATTACCAATATTACTCAAGCTGCTAATGCGGTGGTAACAACCTCGATTCCTCATGGATTGACCGTTGGTCAAATGGTTCGCATTACGATGCCTCCAGTTCCTGGCGCTGCAGCAACCATGTCTCAAATTAATGGTTTGCTGGGTGAAGTAACCGCTGTTGGTGGTGCTATAAATGGTCAGAATACAACGTTCACCTTGAACATTGATAGCACAGGCTTTACAGCATTTGCGTATCCATTGACGGCTAATGCTCCGTTTACCCCACCTTATATGACCCCTGTTGGTGAAGGTACGGATGCAACGATCGCTGATCCAAACCTTTTGGACGATGGAACAA